AACCGATGTTAGTTACACCTGCTGCGAATTGTAAAGCATCTTTACCTGGGTTAGCAGAGAATCCGTTCATAGATTCTAAGATAGTTGCTACGTTAGGAGAAACTACTAAGAAGTTTGCACCACCTCTCATTGTTAATTGGTGAATCTTGTTAGAAACTTTTTGTAATTTAATACCCAAAGTTTGATACCAAGTGCTCTTAGTGTATGCTGAAGCTGCTGCTGCGTTAGAATCGATTTGGAAGCTGTTTGTAGCTGTGTTGAAATCGTATCCAACTCTTGCTGACCAGTAATCAGTTGTGAATGCGTTAGCTTGTAACATCTCTAAAATTTCTAAATCAATCTCTAAAGAGATATATTCAGATAACATTTGAGTTAATTCAGCTTCTGCATCGATTGAATGGTAAGCGTTTAAGTCTTGCGCCAATTCAGGAGTCCATACTGCTTTCAACTTACGAGTCTTAGCAACGATAGGCTCAGATTTCAATTCTAATTCGATTTCTGGAATACCAATGTTTTGTGTGAAATCAGCGTTTCTATCTTCAAAGTCACCACGAGTGATATCAGTTGGTTGCTTGTGGTAAGATAAAGTTGAACCACCTGCGTTTACACCACCTGCTGAACCAGATACGATGAATTCAATGTTTGAACCATTAATCTTAGTGTATTGAGGGAAATATCCTGCAGTTGCAGAACCAGATTGAGCGATTTCGAAAGCTCTTACACCATTGAAATCTGCATCAGCTGGAGTTGCTACAGTTACTTTCTTCAATTTACCAGCTGCTAATGAAGCAGATAAATCAGCATCAAAATTAACATCTACCCAAGAAGCAGTTGCTACTGTTGCATCTAAAGCTACAGCTGAATCGTTGATTGTATATCCAAAACGACCAGCTCCGTATAAACCTTCTTCAGCGAATTGAGTAGAACCTAACTTAGTTGCGTTAGAATCTAAAGAATCCTTACCGAAAGCACCACCTTTACCAAATAAAGATGAACCAGAGAAAGATGGAGAACCAGCTTGGTCAGTTGCGTATTTGAAGTCCATGTAGAAAATAAGACCTGAAGGTAAGTTCATTGGTTGAACCGAAACGAATTCTTTCGCTGCGATAGAACCGAAGATACGTCTTACCAAAGGTAATGCTACACCAGCCCATTCTTCAGAACCTGAAGATACACCAGTTTTGGTTGCTTCGTCCAATAATTGTTTTGCTTGGTTTTCTAACAACACAGCCATTCCGTGCTTAGTTGTTTCAGACTTTACACCTTCTAAAAGGCCAGTCTTTTCCCATTTTGATTTTAAACCACGAGTTTGCTCAAGCATAATGCTTTGAGGGTTTGCTCCGGTCATTAATTTTTTTAAGTCCATTTTTTGTTATTTTTTAATTTTTTTGAAATTACTTTAAAATACCTGCTAATTTTTTGAATCTATTTGCGAAATCTGCAGATTCTGCAATTACTTGCTTAGCTGCTGCTGGCTTAGTAGATTTAACTGCTTTGCTAGCGATTCCTTCTTTGATTGCTTTTTTAGCTACTTTGTTAGTTGAAGTGTATTTGAAGTTCTCTGCTAATGTAGAGAATACCAATTTAACCTCTCTAACTGATTTTGTTCTATCCAAAGTTTCAATCACTTTCACTTTTTGTTCGTTAGTCATGTTGTGAGCTCTGAATAATTTGTTTGCGAATAACAACTTAGCGTTCAATAAGTTCACTTCGTTGATAGTCTTTTGTAATGATTTGATTGTTTTGTAAGCTTCTTCGATTTCCTTGTCTTTTTCGGTTTCTTCAGCTTCATCAACTTTCTCTTCATCACCTTTCATATCAGCTTCCATTTCTCTTAAAATTTCTTCTAAGTCAACTTCATCTGATTCTTCTTCTTCGTTAGTTACAACAACTTTAGGGTCTTCGCCTTTATCAGTTCCAGCTTCTGAACCATCTGCTAAATTTTCGTTTTTAGCTTCTTCTTCTTCGCCTTCTTCTGCTTCAGCCATTGGAGCTTCTTCTTCAGAACCTTCCTCATCGCCTAATTGTGCTTCTAACTCTCTGATGATTGCTTCTAAGTCCATGTCATCTTCTTCGGTATCTTCTTCTTCGTTACCGGTAACATCGTACTCTTCACCATCACCTTCTTCAGATGCAAATGGGTCTGCTTCAGCATCCATTCCATCTTCACCTTCTGCTGCAAAAGGATTTTCTTCTTCTGAATCTTCACCTTCTAATTCAGCTAATCTAGCTCTTAGTTCAGCGATTTCAGCATCTTTATCCATTTCTTCTGCACCTTCTTCTTCGTTGATGTCTGCTACTTTTTTGAAATCTGCAACTTGAGCTCCAGGCTCACCAGATGTAGTTTCAGTAGAACCACCTTCGAATTCAGTATGTGCATCTAAAGTAGGAT